AGAGGAACTAGAGGACCCGGTTCAGGATATCAGGCAGGGGCAGCATACACAAAACCTGCAGAATCTACTAGTGGTGTTAAAAAGGGAACAGGTGCTAAAGGACCGCCTGGTTTTACACCAAAATCAACAGCAAGTGCGTTGCAATCAAAATTTAAAAGCATAAGAGGTAAATAATATGGCAAACGGAATGATGAACGACCCAATGGCAACTCCCCCACAAGGTGATATGCCACAAGAAAATATGGCTCAAGGTCAGCCAGTATCAATGGATGATGCTGTACTAGATATGCATTTAACAGCAGATGTAAAGAGAGCACTAGAATCAAAAGGTATAGATATATCTGCAGTACAAGATAAAGGTCCGAAAGAACCTGTAATAGTAATACCAGTTTCGGTTATCAGTAATAGATACCCTTCAGAAAGTGTAGAAGGATCTATGAAAGAGTTTATAGGCGACATGACTCAAAATAACCAACAAGTTTCTGCATCAGCGATGCCAGAAAGCCCTACCCCATCACAAGGTGGATTAGGGTCACCAACAACAATGGACAGGCCACCTATGACTACTTAGTCATAGCCCCAGTTAAAAAGAATAAGGGCGACCTGTTCTTCCACAGCACCCAAAGGAGACAAAATGGAAGAAAACAACCAAGAGATCCAAGAGCAGGATCAAATAACTGAGGCTCTTCTCGAGCCTACACCTTATAGAAATAAATATAAAAAAGATTTAGATAAGGAAGAAACAGACGATACAGCTACCGTTTCAAAGGACACATCTGATGAAGATGCGACTCCCGATGGAGAACGCCCTGTAGATGCTGAAGAGAAAGTGTTTAAGAAACGATATGACGATCTTAAACGACATTACGATTCTACTTTAGTAAAACACAAAGAACAAGTAAACTCACTTGAATCTCAACTACAAGAGAATGTTGACAAAATAAACTTACCTAAAACTAAAGATGAGGTAAATGCATGGAAAGAAAAATATCCAGATGTTTATGATATTATCGAAACTATTGCATATACCAAAGCTGAAGAGAAAGCTAAGAAAGTTGAAGCCGATCTTAAAAACTTAGAGACTGAGCAAATAGCAGTCAAACAAGAGAAAGCAGAAGTTGAATTAGCTAGACTACATCCTGATTATCAAGAACTCAGAAAAAATGAAGACTTTCATAAATGGGTTGATGAGCAAGATAATGTCATTAAAGGTTGGTTATACAGTAATGCAACTAATGCTAAATTAGCAGCTAGAGCAATAGACTTATACAAATCAGATAGGAATATTACAAAGCAAAAAGTTAATTCTAAGTTAGAAGCATCAAAGTCAGTAACCTCTACTAGTAAAAAAGATGTAGACGCAAGTGTAAAGAAAGTTTGGAAGGTTAGCGATATTAGCAAATTAAAACCTGCTCAATTTGAAAAATTTGAGAAGGAAATAGATCTTGCTAGAAAAGAAGGTAGAATTGTTAATGGTTAATCTTTAACAATCTAATAGGAGGATATTATGGCAATATCAAAAGCGGCAGGTTACGATAACCTACCTTCAGGTAATTTTTTACCTATTATCTACAGCCAAAAAGTCCAGAAGTTCTTTAGAACCGCATCAGTCGTAGAAGACATTACTAATACTGACTATGCAGGTGAGATTGAAGCCTTTGGAGATACTGTTAACATTATTAAAGAGCCAACAATTAGCGTAAGTTCATACACAAGAGGTGGGCAGATCAACATCCAAAATTTGGCTGATGATCAACTACAACTTACTGTAGATCAAGCTAATGCGTTTGCATTTAAAGTTGATGATATCGAAGAAAGACAATCCCATGTGAACTTCGAAGCTTTGGCAACATCTTCTGGAGCATATGCTCTAAAAGATTCTTACGATGAAAATGTTATAGCAGCAATGGTATCAGGTGCAGGTACAACTATCGGTTCAGATGGTTCAGGTACAGATACTGGTTTTGGTTCATCCGAAACAGATCCGTTAGAAATTTTAGCGAATGCGTCTAAAAGACTACACGGAAATGATGTGCCTTTTGAAAACAGATGGTTTCTAGCAAGCCCTGAGTTCTATGAGGCTTTAGCAAGTTCATCATCTAAGCTACTAGACGCATCTGTAACTGGAGACGCAGCATCCCCTCTACGAAATGGTAGAGTAATGGATGGTTTAATCCAGGGTTTCAGATGTTATATGACAAATAACTTTGCAGCTTCTTCAACAGCAAATTACTTTAAAGTATTATTTGGTCACATGTCTTCAACTGCTACTGCTAATGCAATTGCAAAAACAGAAGTAGTAAGAGACCCTGACTCATTTGCTGATATAGTAAGAGGCTTGCATGTGTTCGGCAGAAAGGTACTTCGTACAGAAGCACTAATGGTCAGACATTTATTAATTGATTAATAGGAGGAAATACAATGGCAACTCATAGTAAAGTTACGGGTAGTACTGCAGGACATCCTTCTACTAGAAGGAAGCCTTATTGGGTAGAAAATACAGTTGATTTTTCACTGTTTGACCCTGCGGCTAATGACATAGTACAAATGTTAAATGTACCTGCTGAGACTTTAGTTATCAATGCAGGAATCGAAGTACTAACTGCTTCTTCGTCTGGTGTTACACTAGATTTAGGAGATGCAGGCGATGTAGATAAATATGTAGACGGATTAGACTCTACATCTACAGGAAATGGTGCTATCGTAATCAATGCATCAAACATTGGTCATGTCTATGGCTCTGCTGATACTATTGATGTAAAAGTGCTTGGAGCACAAGATACAGCAGGTAAAGTCAGAGTATGGGCATTAATGTGTGATATTAGCGGTTCAGACGAAACTGCTTCTAACTCATCATAATAATATATAATAGGGGGGGAGTTATACTCCCCCTTTTTAACATGAAAGAAAATAAATTGGAGGCAATAGTATTTATTAAATAATGGCAACATATTTAACATTAGCAAATAGAGTTTTAAATGATTTGAATGAAGTAGAACTTACTTCTGCAAATTTTTCTAGTAGTAGAGGTGTCCAGACATCAGTTAAAAACTTTGTTAACAGAGCGTTGCATGATATTTATAATGAGGTAGAAGAACTACCTAGCCTACATAAAGAAACTTTTCAAGACACAAACGCAGGACAAAGAGAATACGAACTACCTACTGCAGATTCTCCGCAATCAGGAGATTTACAATGGCGTAAAATAGATTGGGATACAGTATATTTAAAGCCAAAAGAATTAATTACTAATGGTGAATTTACATCTGATATAAGCAGTTGGACTACAATAGCGGGATCAGGAAGTGTGGCATATAATAGTGGTGGTAATGGTAGATTAAGATTAAATGATTTTGCAGCTCATCAATCATTTAACACTAGAGTAAATACAGAATATAGATTACAAGTAAGAGCATTTGATTCTAATAGTACAGGACAAGCACTTAAAGTACAAGTAGGGACTGCAGCAGAAGGTACTCAAAATTTAAATACAACATTGACTGTAACTGATTTTGGTGAAGGTGAGGTGCTAGATACAACTTTTACAGCAACTTCCCAAACAACATTTATAACATTAAATAATACTACTACAGCTACTAACATGGATGTAGATTATGTAAGAGTATCTAGAAACATAAGCCCTAAAAGATTAAGGTATATATCTTATGACGATTATGTCAGGCAGTATGCAGAAAGAGATAAAACAAATTTAAGTTCAGCACAAGGTGAGCCTAAATATGTATATAAAACACAGAGTGGTAAATTAGGATTATCACCTGTACCTGATAGGAGTGATTATTCAGTTGTATATGAATATTTTAAGGAACATAGCGAGTTATCTGCTCATGGAGATACTCCTGATTTGGATGATAGATACGCTGATTTAATAGTTACAAGGGCAAGATACTATGCATATAATCTTAGATCTGATCCTGAACATGCAATGATTGCACAAAAAGAATTCAAAGACGGTATGAAAAGATTAAGATCAGATTTAGTCACTAAGCAACAATATATGCGTGATGAAAGGGTTAACCTAAGATACTATGGCAAAGGTATAATGTAATGCCAAATACATCTCAAATTGCACCTACAGTTGTAAGTTGTTTTGGAGGCTTGGTTTTAAATAAAGATGTATTTTCTATGAGACCTGGAGAAGCTTTACAATTAACAAACTTTGAACCTGATATAGCAGGTGGATATAAAAAAATACTAGGCACTACAAAATACAATACAAATATAGTGCCTCAAGTTTCAGCATCAAGTGAAATTGTAGATATGGTTGCTATATTTAATGATGTAGTTTTAGCAGCTCGAGGAGGCACTATATCTCGTGCAGGTACATCAGGTAGTTGGACATCTATAGTTACAGGTAAGAGCACAGCTAATCGTTATGACTTTGAGAGATATAATTATAATGGAACTGAAAAAATAATGATAGCTACAGGCGGAGATGCAGCTTTTAGTATTGATAGTAGTTTTAATGTAGATGTGATAAATGCAACAGATGGTGGAACAGCACCAACTAATCCTAAGTTTGTAGCATCTTTTAAAAATCATATGTTTTACGCAGGTATGTCAAATGCTATATCAACAGTGCAGTTCTCAGGACCTTTTACTGAAGATGATTTTAATACAGGTGCAGGCACAATAAAAGTAGATACAACTATAGTTGGATTAAAAGTTTTCCGTGAAGAATTATTTATATTTGGAGAAGATAGAATATTTAAAATAGCAGGATCATCAAGTTCTGATTTTGTTGTAGTGCCTGTTACTAGAAAAATAGGATGTGTTGATGGTAAAAGTATTCAAGAACTTGGTGGCGACTTAATATATTTAGCCCCTGATGGCTTAAGAACTATTGCAGGTACAGAAAGAATTGGTGACGTAGAATTAGGTACTGTGTCAAAACAAATACAAGATAGGATATCAGATATAGGGACGGATAATATAACATCAACTATAATTAGAAGTAAGTCTCAATATAGATTATTTTTTCCTACAACAGCACAAACAGAGATATTAGCAAAAGGTATTACAGCAGTATTAAAAGCAAATCCAGAAACAGGAACATTAGGATTTGAATATGCAGATATAAAAGGATTAAAGCCTTCCTCTACCGATTCATTTTTTATAGAAGATTTAGAAACTATAATTCATGGTGGATATGATGGGTATGTTTATAAACAAGAATCAGGTGGTGTATTTACTAGGGCATCTGAAACAGAAACAATAAG